GCCTATGACAAAATCTTTAATGGCTGACGCTCCTAAAGTTCCTGCATCACCAAAAGACAGAGTAGATTCTGCAGAAAAATCTGCACCTGCTCCAGTTGTAGATGAGATTGCTGAACCTATTGATGTGCCAACACCAATGACAGATGCAAAAGAAAATGTAACTTTATCACCGACAGGAACAGTTGTAAATCAAAATACAGGATTAATGTCAGATACTACGCAACAAATTGCGTAAATCGTTATCAAATTTGTGAGAATCTGCTTTGCAATGATTTACAATAGCAGATACTAAATGGGCATAATAGTCATCACCTAGCTCTTCTTGAACAGCCTTTACAGGTAATGACTCATGCCTTGTAATTAAATTACCATCATTATTTATTGACACCACAGTACTGAACAATATTGCTTCTTTACTTGGTGTCATTTTTTTTGTCCGCTTCTTTGACAAAAGTAGGATTTATTTTTGGGTCTAACTTTGGAAGTTTTGAAAGTGCACTGATAGCTTGTGCAACTTCTCCGTAGGGTTTAGTAAATAAGTATTTTAATATTTCATTTACTTGCTCTTGTGTAATTAAATAATTATGCATTTCCTTTCTCCTTTTTAGAAGTTCTAAATTTTATTTCTCCTGCAATAGCACTATAAGCAGACATATCTACATAAGTATCATCACTAACTTGACCAAGTTTAGTTCTAGCTACTTTTAATAATGCCATAAGTATTGCTACATCATGTGCAGTTATTTCTATATCTAAATATGCTGACCATAATTTTGCAATGTTAGAATGATTATGTAGCTTATCTCCATAATCTTTTTGTCTGTCTCCTTCAACTAAGACATTTGCTTTAGACAAAAACTCTTTTGTTTTCATATTGTAACTAAATCCTTTATTGGAACTAAATATCCTTTTGATGTTAAGTTATCCCCTCCTGGCACAACTCTATAGTCTTTACTAACTAATCTTTTTAATCTTGATAATGGTATGTGTACAGAAAATAAATGTGTATCTTTTGCACTTACAATTTTAAATATCCACGTATTAGATTTGCTTGTACGTATGCCACTATCTTTACCTCTAGATTGAAACTCCACATAAACATTGCCTGTTTTATGTGCCATTCTATCTGTTTTTAACTCATATTTTTCAAGAGATTTCATTACCATCTTTTCATGTTTTTTTCCATATGATAAATCTTTTTCAAATTTAGTTATAGAAAAATCACTCTTTCGTAATTCTTTTATATCGTTACTTTTATTCTCTTTTATTTTTGTCTTTGTCAATTTAACCTCTTCTTTCGTTCTTCTAGCATTTGAACTAAATCTGCAACTAAATTTTGTTGTGGGCTAGATAATGACTCTACACCTGCATCAAATATTAAGTCTGGATTATCTAATGCCAATCTAACCATTCCATGTGCTATTGTTAAAGCTACATTGTAATCACTAGTAAGTGGCGGAACATTAGGCTCAGTTACAGCACAACTAAATCCTTTTTCTGAAGGATAAATTGTTATAGTTATTTTAGCTTCTTTATCTTCTCCGTTTTCTATCATAATTTTCCTATCATATTTAAAAAATGTTTAGCATCTAATATAGCTAGAGGTTGTTGGTTATTCATTTTAATTATACCAACAGGAGTTTCTCTCTCATCAGAATTTGTTTTTGCTTGGTCTATTATATCATAAATACCTTTAAATGTCTCTTTGTTTTTACATTCAAAAGAGTATGGTATTATTTTTTTAGCAGTATTAGATAATTTTATATCAGCACCAGTCTCTCCCATTACAGCACACTTAATATCATTTTCATCTAAAAATCCATTGTTAGAAAATATTTTTAATAGTGTATCACGAACCCAGTTCTGTAATCTTCTACCTTTTGCTTTTCTACTTCGAACTGTCGTCATGTTCTTCTCTCCTGTTATCTACTTTAGTATACCAATAGTATTTTGGACTAATAGCTTTTGATTGTTGTTGTGGCAAATATTCTAAATTTTCCCAACATGTTTTTTTGTACGAACAAAACGTACATTCTTTACCTAATATTCTATTACCTGTAGGTTTTTTATTAAAGTATTCTTCTTCATCTTCAAATAATCTTTTAAATGGTGCATCACTATTTAATGTTCGTAAATCTTTTTCTACTTGTTCTAGTATTTTATTAGATGCTTCTTCATTATTAATAGGGGTCTCTAATACAGACCATTCTCCTGTAGATTTATTTATAACAATCCACCCACCAAAATCTTTACTAGTGGCTTTTGAATACAAGTATCCTTGTGCAAGATAGCCAAAGCTATCATTTTTAGCAAGTGATTCATACCCTGCGTCTTCCCCAAACTTATATTGAAAAGAGTATGGGGATGCACTTTTTATATCCCATATCTTACCCATTATCTCTACATCATATGTGCCGTTTATTGAGTCATTTTTAAACGCATGCGTTACTTTTTCTTGCATGCTGTCTATTTTGATACCAGATGATTTAAGAATAGCCACAGCTAACGCTTCTATTAAATCTCCTAATATAAATCTCATTTTAGCATTGTAAGGTGGGTTTTCAGCTTTAGCACCCATCTTTTCCATTTGTAATTGACAAAGAGGGCGTCCTATAGAACTCATACGAGGTCTAAATTCTTTTTCTCTTTCTTCTGAAAATTGTTTTATAAATGCCTGTTTGCAGGCTTCACCAAATTCATTTGCAATAGTGCTAGAAATAGGAACAGAGGCCTTATTGGCCTCTGTCAAAAATAATTGTACTCTGTTTAGAATACTGGACAAGCTATGAGGCCAACACCATTTCGGGGTCATCTTCCATTTCATTAATTACTTTGGCAGATGCCGCATCGCTTTCCTTATTCTTTACAGCATTTTGATATTTTTCAGATACTCTTGCGTTCTCTTCCTCAATGAGAGCACGAAACATATCCATATGTTCTAAGTCTTTCTGTGTAAACTCCACTTCTTTACTATCAACAGATATTTGAGAAACATAGTACACATTACTACCTGCTTTTTTTCTTGTTGTTTTTAAATTCAACAAGTGATTTTGCATAAGACTTTCTCTACCTTTTAAACTCTTTAGAGCTTCTCCTATTGGAGTAAAGTTAGAGCCAGTTACACGAAATAGCACGGGCATGGCATCAACAGTAGCAGGTTCTCCTTTTGGAGTTGTTCCCTCAAATGAAACCAAACCATACACTAAACGATAACATTTAATATTACGCTGTGCATCTATTTCAGCTTCACTAAGTTGCTCTTTGTCTTTGCCTATGACCTTACCACAACGGACACCACCCTTAGTATCTATCGGCTCATCTTTCCATGATTTAAATATCACTGATGAGCATGAATAGCTGTTACTATCTGGGTTGTATTCCATGTATTGATAGCTATTTATAAAAGGCCTAAACTGAATTGGTTTATCCTTTATACTATATACTCTGTCCTCTATTGAGGCATCATACACTGTGTAAACGCCTGCTGATAATGAATTACCATCATCATCTTCGGCGGCCCTATTTATTGTAAGCCGTGATAATGTTCCCGAACTAATTATCGAGCCATCATCTTGGCCTGTCATTTGCATTATCTCTTCTTTACTTAAAGAGTTAAATGCTTTCAAGTCATTTACCATTTTACCTCCATGGTTAAATTTAAACTATACTGTAGCATCTGTGACATATTTGTCAAGCATAAACTTTTGTCTCTAGCCAGTTAGAGCCTACTTTGATTTCGACATCAAGAGGTACATTGAAGTCTATATCGTACATTTCTTTCATTGTTTGTATAACCTTTAAACAACCACTGCCGAGGCAGGAAGCGACAACACCCTCCTCTCCAGGATATACATCAGCCACTATGGAATCATGAACTGTGTTAATAAGTAGGCTCTTTGTATTGTTCTCTTCTAGTAATTCTTGTATATTAATACAAGCTAGAGGAACAATATCAGCCGTGGCAAATCCCTGCACAGGATAATTTTTTATCTGTGTAGAGAAACTAGAACCGCCCCAAGGCATTCTTTCTGCTTTAGGGAATGCATACTGCCGACCACTTGGTAGCGTAACCACCTTACGTCTAACTGCATCATCTTGTAATTTTTCATGCCATGCTTTTATATCTGGATACTTTTTTAGAAATGCAGAATAATATTTCTTTTCATTTTCTGTACCAGACATACCGCCATACAAAGGTTTAAAAGTATGTGCCTTTGCATCTTGTCTTGAACAACCTATAATATCAGCAGTATATTGATGAACGTCTACACCATTCTCAATATCTTTTATACCTTGTTTATCTTGTGCAAGAAACACAGCAGTTCTAAATTCTAATTGTGCATAATCTATTTCCATAATGCTACCACCATCAAATCTTGATGCTATCGCTTTACGAATAGGAAACGTATTACCTCTTGGTTGATTTTGAAAGTTAGGGTCACGACTAGATAGTCTACCTGTAGCTGTAACTGTTTGCATAAAACTAGGATATAAATAATTTTTATCTGATGTATGTTTTTTTATACCATCAATAAATGTATTTAAATAAACTTCTAATGCATTGTATCTTGTAATTTTATCTACAAATACTTTTAAAAATTGGTCTCCTTGTCTAGCCATTTTTTCTAAAGTATTTTTATCTGTTTTAAATCCACCCTCTGCAATATCCATAACAGAGTCTGGGCTAGCAGTAAATCCTGCTTTATCTTTTAAATTAGAATAGATAAAACCTTGTGCATTACAATCAACACATCTACTTAAATTTTTATATGGTTGGCCATTTGTTTTAAGTTTTCTAATTACACCTTTACCAAGGCACGTCTTACATTGGCGTGCTTTTGTTTTTTGTACAGGTTCTAATTGACGTGCAAAGATTTGTTTTAATTGTGTGCCTGTAAATCTAGGTCTTTTCTTTTTCTTTTTAGTAACAGGGTCTACACCTAAATTAAAAGTTTTAGACCAAAGTTTTTTATCTTTTACTTTTACACCATATACTAACCAAGATAATTGCTCTGAGCTTGCAGGATTAATTTTTGTATCTCCCATTCTTGTGTGCATAATCTCATCTATTTCCACACGAAGTTTATCATGCTCATCTTCAAACTCTTTTTGTAGTGTATCTAAAACATCCATATCAATATAGATACCATTGTCTTCCATCTTTGCTAGCACAACTAAAAACCTACACATAGTTTTTAATGTGTTAATTAAATGTTTGTGTTGTGGTTTTTTTAATTGTAACATCTGGGCTTCATACAAAGACCTTGTTGCTTTAACATCTAGTCTACCATATTCTTCTACAAGACCAATTGGTATACGTTCAAATGATATATTTTTTTCTAAATAAGGCTCAATCAAATCAGATTTTTGCACAACACCTCGATACTCACAACAATGTTTTAGTTTTAAACTTCTTTTAATACCTTTGTTCATAACATACTCGCCAATCATAGTGTCATAAACTCTACCATCATATTTAAAACCTGCTTCCCACAACCATAGTAAATCAAACTTTATATTGTGCCCGATAAGTAATTTTGTTTTATCTAAAATATCCTGCACTATTTTTTTATTTGGAATACCTTTGAACTCGTTATGTCTAAAAAATACATACTCATCATTGATACCCATGCATACTAAAAAGTTGTTTGGATTTTTTGCTGATGGGTCTTTCTTACCATCTTCTGTTATTTGAAAACTTGTTTCAACATCAAATACAGTTATCATAAATCGTACCTCGATAGTTCTGGTACAATGGTACAAACTAACTGCCCATGCCAACCTGTTATTTTATTTTTACTTATAGCCAAACTTCTAATCCTTTCATCTGTATCTAGTTTATCTCGATGTCCTACACCAATAATGACATCGGCTTCTGCGGCTTTACCTGTCTTACTACCCTCCATCATATCAAAAGTTAAATCAAACTTGCCTTGACCATCTGCTGATGCTTGGGATACAGCTATAACACAACAGTTATTTCTTTTTGCAATCTCTCTTGCACCTGTATAAATAGCACGAAGTTTTTCATCTGTACGTGCAAAAGAACCTTTTACATTTACTTTATCTAGTTGGTCTACAACTAAAATATCTGGATTTTCTTTTTGCACAAACTCATCAACATCATCAAGAGACCAGTCAACAGTATCAAGTATCTTAATATTTTGTCTCACTTCGGCCCATTTTGTACTAGCTTCTGTCTTGTTTGCCCTAATTTCATCAAGTGTCATGCCTGTATAGGCGTTTATTAGTCTCATTTGTGTACGAATTGCAGGCTCTTCATTGATAAGTGCACAAACTTTAGCACCCTGTGACGCAAATCCGTCAACTCCCGAGACTAAATTTACCCAGAATGCAGTCTTACCTGCCTCTGGTCGTGCAAAAATAATTACAAGATTACCATCACCAACACCATTTACTTTGTCACGAAGAGGTTCTAAATTAAACTTCCACTTTGTATTGTCTTTTAATTGTTCAATTAAATCTTCAATATTACCTGTAATGTATGCGTAGTCGTTTACTTCTTCAAACGTAACATCTAATTGTTTTCTAATCTCTGTAAAGTCAGCATCACTACCATTGTATATTTCATTTGCAAGAACAGCTATCTTTTCTGCTATACGTCTTTTAAATAAAGAACGAATAATATTCTGTGCTATCTTTTCATTTGGCAGTTCTAATTCTTTTAGTTCGTCTACAAGAACACCAAAATTATCTCTTGCCGCTTTTGAAAGAGCAGGATTGTACACATCAAGATGCAGTGTAGATAGTTCGTTAATACTTAAATCTTTTTCTGAATCCTCATGTGCGTTTTTAATAGTTTCGTACAATGCACCTGTGCCATTTGTAAAAAACTCTTTTGTTAGTTTACTTTTATTTTTATGATAAAAGTCTTTGTTTAATAATAATTTAATTAATTCCTTTTCCATCATATCGCTTTACCAGTATACTCCTAACTCTATCCCAGTTAATTCTATCTCTCCATTGGGGATTTGTTTTAGGAAATCTTAATGCCTTTCTATCAAGTTTCTTTTTTAATTTCAATATTTTTCTATAGCACTTTGTTTTTTTCATTTTACAAAACCATAATCATTACCATACTTCCAATCATGAGATAGCTTACAACTATCGCACACACGATTGTAGTTGCCTTCACTCATAAAATTTTTATTACACATCATACATTCCTTCTCTTTCTTTTCTTTTTTGTCCATAAATTCTGGTTTAGAATAATTGTAATAGTCTGGCCACTTAAACTTTTCTTTTGTCATTTTTTTTTATCTCCCTAACAGATGTCAGCCACATGTTTTCAAAAGCTCTAATACTTTTTCTTACATTTGCTTCTGTTATTGGCTTTCCTTTTATTTTGCCATAAATAAATTCTGACATCAAAGTAATTAGTTGTTCAGAAAACATTTGTTTACTCATCATATGTCTCTAATTCATTTATTAAAAATTTATATATTTTTTTACCATGTATGTTTTGATAACTTCTGTTTGTTAAATCAGCATTTTTTATAATGTATGTGTTTGGAAAAACACGTTCATTGTTTTTATTTTTATAAGTTATATCTATTAACAAATCATTTTTTAATCTAAACTCTGCAATACCAATACTGTTATCTTTCCATACAGGTTCTTTTATTTCATATCTATTCATTTTGTAATATACCCTTTATTTCTTGTTCATTAAAATACTTCAAATCATCTTGAAGCATCTTTACTTTTGTAGGCATATAATATCTTAGCTTATTACTTATGTCAAACGCCTTGGTTGTTGCATCTCTGTCAAGTGCAACTATGACTTCCTTGTATTTTTTTCTAATAACAGGAATAAAAGTATCTGGTAAACTTGTACCCATTAATGCAACACCAGAATA